AAGGTAATGTTGTGCTGTGGTGGTAGCCTACGCATCTTCTCTAGCTTGGTAAACATGTCGCCCATTGTCTTGAAGGCGTCACGGTTATCAATCTCCCAGATGAATGGTGTAGCTTCTACGTCTACTGCATTGCCTTTCTCGTCGGTTGCACCTACCAGTTGTACTGTACCAAACAAAGCACGAACACGTTTGATAGACTTGATAAGGTCTTTCATAGTATCTGGCAACGCCGCCCAATCTTTGATGTAGCCTGCAGGTTTACCACAGTTAAAGCCACCCTCATTATCCTTCATGTCACTGTTTAGGTTGTTAGCCATGACAGTTTTAAGGAAGCGGTTAGCTGTGTTCTCATTACCCTTGATAAACTTCTTATACATAAACCGCTGTAAGAATGGGCGAATGACTACACCTTCGGCGTATACTGTTTCACCATCGGGAATCTCTAGCTTATATGCACCGCCAGCAATTACCTCTACCTTCTTCATCTTACCTGCAAGCTCCTGCTCACCCATGATGGGGGTGTGATGGATACGAAGTCGTGCCAGTGTACTCGATTTACTGGTTGACTTCTTACCTTCTGAACCCATGCCCATAGCTGTCGCCATTGCCGCAAAGTTGTTAGTGTCTATCGTTGTTACTTCATTCATATTATATTCTCCTAATATATTTTACTGAAATTTAGTTATATCATACTACGTCTTTTGTGTCAAGCCAGTTTGGGCCAATCTTTGCCTCTAATAGTAGGGGTATATTGAAGTCAACACCCCACTTACGATTGATGATTGGTACTAACTTATCGTTGGTGGCTTGTATTACTTTTAGTACTTGTTCCTCTTCATCAGGGTGTATGTCGATTACAACTGAATCGTGTACACTATTTACTACGCAACTACGTAGCTTGTTAGCAGACAGTAACTTATCAATATAGATTAGTGATATAGGTACTATGTCTGCGGTTGCAAACGATTGGACAGGATAATTCTTTATCTGTGTGAAGAATGTAACCCCACCAAATCGTCGTCTTACCACATCAGGGAATGCAAACTCACGTCCTGATGGTGTAGTTATCATGCCAGTGTTCAAGGCTTCTTTGGCTAGGCTCTCATGCCACTTAGCTACACCACTGTACTTAGTCGTGAACTGCTTGTAGTACGATGCTTCTGCTGGTGATCTACCGAACCCCGACGCGCCATAAAGGGGTGCGAAAGTGTGTGACTTTGCTTCCTGTCTGGATATAGGTTGGCCTGCATCAGATATAACTTTAGCAGTATAAGCATGTACATCAAAGTCATCAATGACCTCGTTGATTGCAGTCATGTCTTGTGACAGGAACGCCGCAACTCGAAATTCAAGTTGTGCAAAATCCGCCTCGCAAATTTTACCGCCCTTCCATCGTGACACAAACACCTTCTTAACTGGGAACGTACCACCACGTGGCATGTTCTGCATGTTAGGATCAGCACCAGATAACCGTCCAGTACCAGTGCGGTGTTGTAGTAGTCGTACATGTAGCAACCCATCGGGCTTGACGTGAGTAGCTATGCCCTCAACAAAACTACTGAGGTATGTCTCAACGGCTGACAACCTACGTACATTCTGTAAGAACAGCTCTGCATCCTTCATACCCTTGGAACGTGCAATGCCCTCAAGGAATATAAGATTGTCTTTGCCAGTACCAAAACCGTTGGCACTAATCCACTTGGAATTAGGGGGTGAGAACTTTAGGCCAGCCACTGCGCTAATGTTATCAGTAAAAGTATATCCACTAGCGGAGCAAGTATTGCATTTATTTGATCTAGCATAAGGTGTACCATCTTTCTTTTCTTTCCATACCTGACCACTGCCCTTGCATTCCCGACACTGATGTGCCTTCTGCTTGTACAATTTGTCACTGTATGCATTTACGTTACGTCGATACTCAGCGTCAGGCATTCGTTCATCGAACAGGTCTGCCCACATCTTCTTGTCCTTCGGCTTACGACTATATATAACCCAAGACAATTGCTCTGGGCTGTTGAGGTTTATTGGCCTGTCACCCATTAGGTCACTGGCATGTTCTTCAAGCGCCATCATCAGTAGGTTACGCTCTTGTTCGAACTCAACACGAACTGCATTGAGTGCATCCATATCAACTGCAAAGCCACGTTGATATATACGTGCTAGGTGTACAGCTAATTGATTAGTCAAGTCTATTGTAGGTATTAGTGATTTGCATTCCTCGTACTGTGTCTGCAAACAGTAGTATAATTCTTGAGTTGCGTGAAGATCGTGTGATAGATACTCCGATAGTTCAGCATGAGGAATATCACGTGTGGAATATCCATTCTTAAAGTACTCCTTTAATGTATCTTGTTTCTTTGTGTCTAAGTCATATCGTTCTGCACAGGCATCAAGTGATAGGGGTTGCTTCTGACCACGTTGTAGTACGTACTCACCTAACAGTGTATCATACACAGCGCCATCATATACAAAGCCTGACTCCCACAACCACAGTAGATCGTGAGGTGCGTTGTGGGCAATAAGTAGCGGGGTAGCGTCTAATGCATCTTGCACTATCTGCCGCCCCGCCGTAGTAGGTTGTTGCTCTGAGTGATCGAAAGTTATAATGTTTTCGTTTCCAAGATCATCTAGCATACCTACTTGTACCAATGTATTCTCTGGCTCAAATGGATCAAGGTGTAACTTACCATTACGTTTGACTGTTGTATTCTCTACGTCCAGTGTTAGGTGTTTCATATATACGTTACCTCATATCTCCATCGGACCATATGTCCCATTCATCTTCTATCAATATACCATTGTTAAATAATATGTCAACATCTTTATTAAACTCTTTATCATTAGCGAAGTTATGCATAGCTTGCACTACCTCTTCAACTGTTAAATCGTTACGTACCATCTCAGTGTGTAACGTTTCTCCTATTGCTCCAACGTATTCCCATTTAGCCATTCACATTCTCCATAATAAAATTATCTTCGTGATCGTTGGGTAGGTAAACCAAAGTCATTGATGTGCAGGTTGGACAACTAAAGTTAGTAACCATTGCCCACTCTTCTTCATCTAATAAATCTTCATCGCCACCCCATATTAGTTCAGCATTACAGTGCCAGCAATTCATCATTCACTCTCCTTCATAGTTAAATTTACCTGTAGTATCTAGCTTAGGCATCTTACTTCTAACTGTGTAAGTTAAGGCGTCCCAAGATACAGGAAACAACGTCAGCATCTTATTACTAATCTGATTAGCTACGTGACGTGTCTCCAACTGAGTGTCAGGCTTGCATCGTAAGTTACACATACGACTAAAGGCATCCAAGCTACCACTCCAGTACCACTCGGTCATTGTATTCTGTGGTAATACCATACGTGCTTGCTCTTCGCAAACTCCAGTAGCTAACAGGTGCTTATATAACGAAAGGTCATACGTCTGTGTAGTACTGATGTGTATGTCATCTATTGTTACTGCATCACTACTACCTTGCTTCTTGTCGTCAGACTTACCTCGCCATGTAGTAGGTTCGTATAACTTTGGCTGGTCACTAACATAACGTCTTGATACTTCATTCCACCGAAGGTAGGAATGTTTGACAAGCTGTCGTGCCACAAAGATTGGTGCTTGTATGTGGAAGGACGCAAAGGCATGACCAAAGGGAGACATGTGTTCATGCTTAGCTAGATAGGCTATTAGTTTCTCATCCTTAGCACCTACATGATGCCTGTTCTTACCAAAGGATACCCTTGCGGCATTCACTACCGACAAATCTGATCCCATGTGGTCTATATATGTTGCTTCAATCATACGAAAATAACTCCTTCTGTATAGGTGGTTTGTTTAAATATTCTTCCCAACCCCATTTGTTTTTTAAAAAGTGCATAGTGTTAGAAAACAATTCATCAGGGCAGGTGTTACGTCCTAAGTTTGCAAACCTAGAACAGATAACAACTGTGTCCCTGTCATAGTTATATTCAAAACGATCCACAGATATTGCCATAGGGTGCTTGGGTGTGAATATCCATTCAGGATTTAATTCAACACCAAGCCAATAACATTTCCTCTCTTGTTTATTATAAAACATATCCATCAATTCTTTTACAGTAACGTTAACCTCTTTAACCTTGTAGTCAGGTGTACCAGATTTCCTAGTAGGTGATGGCCTTGAGGCATTGAGGCATATGTTCTTGTGTAGTTTTTTAAACGCTGCTTCGTTCAAGATACGTACCTCGCAATCTTGTACTCTAGGTCTGTGTGTACAATGCCGTGCCAACCTGACAGTTTGTTCTTGACTACGTTGATGTGACGTTGGTTGTCTTCTTCCTCTTGTCCTTCAACTGTAGGGTTCTTACTAATCATAATCATCAGGTCAGCTTCTGCCGCCTTACCTGTACGACTACCTTCCATCATAGCTTGGTTGAGTACAACCTTACCCTCGGCATCGGCAGACAGTTGCGACATGTAGAACACAGCACACTCTTGTTGCTTGGCTATCTGTCGTGCTTGTATGGCGTTAGCTTTGAGTGCTTCATCAGGGCGAGAGAAGCCAGCAGTACGTGCAAACTTATCACCCATGTCAAGTATAATAATGTCAGGCTTATATGATTTACATACAGACTCAACCCAATTCATATCACGGCCTGTTGCGTCTTTGAACATAAGGTTAGGCTTGATCTTTAGGAAGGATTCCATTGCCTTCTTTTTGATCTCTGGTTTCTGTAGCTCATGCTTGTCGTAACCACTAACGGCATTTATGTAACGCATTACGACACGTCCATACCCTTCTTCGTTACACAGTACAACTACCCTTGCGCCTTGGGCACAAAAGCCATTCGGCCCAGCTACAAGTGAGGCATGAAACGACGTCTTACCAGTGTTAGGACGTGCCCCTACCTCAATCAAGTGACCTGCATTTATACCTTCTACCTTACGTGTCAAGCTGGGTATGTTGAATGTCCAACGTGTCTCAAGATCATTGAGTGACATGATAGTATCGAAGTCAATGTCTTCCCATGTAACCTTGAGGTTAGGGGTGAAGTCATCTTGATACTGCTCAAGCATCTGTCGCAATGGATCAAGGCTAGTCTTGCTACCATTTACATAGTCGAACCCAAGGTTAGCAATGTCTTCGCCTATCACCTGTTGGAATAGTTTAGATAACACCTCTTGTGCTATGTCACTACCCATAGGTGTCTCTTTGTTTACCTGCATGAACAGCACACTGTACGCCTGTTTCTGTGCAGTAGTTAGTGTAGGGTTGTTAGCCATGAACAACGCCTCTATCTCAGCAGGTGTTACACTACGTTCATATGCAACCATTGCGTTGTCAATAGATTGCTTGATCTTACGCACGTCCTTACTAAACAAACGATCAGGGCAACGTGAACCCTTGTGATCGTCATAAAATTCTTTGTCCATCAGACTACGAATGAGGGATAGTTCCATGTGTTATTCTCCTAGTGTTGAAAGGTTAGCCATGTCGGATGGCTGTCTATATTTTAAGTCGTCGTCGAGGCGTAGTACCTTTACAGTATCTACGTAGCCACGTAGTTCTTTAGCAAATTGTAATGTCTTGGGTAGTGCGTCGGGGTCAAGGGCTACTATAGCTGTCGAGAATTGCGATAAGTATTCCTTGTGACTAATGGATAATGATGTACCCAACACTGCGACCCCCACAGCTACACCAGTATCACCAACTACTGCGGCACTGATGCAATCCTCAACAACTACAGCAGTTTTACCACGTCCTGATACATATGGCAAGTGACTTTTTCCATATCGCTTCCACTTAGGTATTCGTTTACCGAGTGATCTGCCTGTGGCATCCACCATTGCACCATTGTGTACAACAGGGAAGACCACACGATGTTCTCTTACATCATACAGAAGACCCAGTGCTTGTGGGTCTAACTGCCACTGGTCACAGAAGCCGGCTATCTTTTTGTAGTCTCGTACAAACCACTCAGGCTTGACGAATTTTGGTATGTGTGTCTCTTCGGCAACAAAACCAAACGACTTACGTATATCATCTGCACTAAGGGATACGTTAGTACCACCTGATACAGAACAACTTGCCTTGTAACAATTCCATACGATAGAACCCATGTTATTTGTAACAGTAAATGTGTTCTTAGTTCCGCATAGAGGACACGTCATACGTCTTGTCTCACTATTAACTAATTCTAAATCACGTACTATATTATTTATGTTCATAAGTTATATCACTTTCTATGTTACTCGTCAGTACTCGATTGTACACTAACGTTTCTCTGTGTCAAGGCATTATTTGCAGAGGCATACGTATTTTTTATATAGGGTTTCACAGAAGACACATGACCATGACCAGTAACTGACATGATCTGACCTATAGATACGTCAGCTTCTATCATCTGTGTCACACCTGTTCGTCGTAAGTCCATCATACGTAATTCCTCTGGCAACTTAGCCAACCTCATTACCCTACGGCCTACCTTAGATAGACGTTCCATTGCATAGGGTTGGTACGTACCATTCATTGGCCTTGGGTGGGGTGCTACATACTCTTGAAAGCCGAAGTCATTACGTTGTGCATCTAACATTATACATAGCTCCTCTGATATAGGTAGCGTAACATCAGCCCTACGTTTACTCTGCTCCAATGTCAGCTTACGATTACGTAGGTCTATGTTCTCCCATTGTAATGTACGCATGTCACCTAATCGTTGACACCACTCGTATGCCATCTGTACTATCAAGCCTACGTTTCTGTATTCGTAATCGCTGTAAGCTTTATCAAGAAACCTGACAACATCATCATGTTGCCACACTACCTTACGTTGCGGTGATGTCTTACGTTTGATGTTAGCCCAAGGGTTCTGTGATGTGTGTTCCATTTGTATAGCGTAGTTGTATACCCTACTGGCACAGGTAGCGGCGTGGTTAGCAAAACTTATGCCACGCTTAACCCAGTCCTCATATGCCTGCTTAGCTATCTTAGATGTAACCAACTCATATTTACGAGTACCCATTGTCTGGTGTAAGATCGTTAAGAAGTATCTGTAATCCACCTTAGTACTAGTCCGTAACATGTTGAAATCATTAGAGGAATAGTAATAGTTAATCAAATCTGTCACCTTACTGTTGGGCTTTATTTGTATAACTAACGCACATGCCTTGCGGTATGCGTCAATTGCGTCGTTGTATACCTTGACATTCTTTCGCACCAACTTGAGGTCAGAGCCTAACTCTTCACGTTTTACTACGTCTTCATCAATAAAAGATTGCGGCGGGTTAAATCTATAGGTGATGTCACCCGAAGGTGACACACGTTGCTGTACATATCGTGGTAAGGTGCTCATACAATCTCCCATGTGGTGAAGGATAGCAGACCCTCTTGCCAATCTGTTTCGTCATATTCTTCCCATTCACCAATACGATCATCATTTATTTCGTGTAGTATCTGGGGCAGTGTGGCTTCCCACACCTCCCCATCAGTACTGTTTTTTAACGTGTAAATAGTCATGCTGCCTCCAACAAACGAAAGCGATCATTACTGACCCACTTAGATACCTCTTGTTCACGTGACCACATGCTTATCGCTTGTGTATCATGTCCAGTGTTACGTAAGCTAAAGCCATTACGTTCGTCGGCATAACTAGCGTAGTTAGTGAAGGCAGAATACAATGAGAATTTATTGTGACCACGCACACTAGCCTCGGTATTGTACAAGCCAAACATCTTCTCAGCTTTTGTCTTAGAGCTAATGATACTGTCAAGCAAGTCTTTAACATTTATAAACTTTAGGCTAGTCTCTGCCCATACTTGCATCTTGGCGGCCTGCTGGAAGAAATCAGTCCTTGCACGATTTAATTCATAGATAAAACTATCCATCGTAAAGTTAGAGGTATTCTTCTTACGCACCTTGTCGTGATCCCCTGTAATCATGCCGTTAGTACAGAAGAAATCTATTGCACCAAAGAATACTTGATTACTACATGACCCATCTATGCCATGCAAACTTATGATCCTGTTACCAATCTCAGTCTGCGCCTTGTCAGTTGTGATGGTAGTCTTAATGTTAGGTAGGGTCACGTCAAGCATAGCCCATGCACCATTACGTGCAGTCTTAAAGGTATGCTCAGCATCTTCAAGTGACTCAGCACCTAGCTCTTGTGTTGCAGTGTCCATGACACCACGAAAGAAATCACCATGTGATGCACACTGAAACGATTTACCTACAATGCCAAGGTATTCACCTGTTTCATTATTTAATACGTATTTCTTATCGTGCATTTTAGTAGGTTCAAAAGCTACCTGAAAGTCTAAGTGATCTGGTATATATGTCATTTTTATTCTCCATGTTTAAGTTATGTGGCAACTGTGCCATAGTTGTATAGTCCCGTCAACCCCTATACTAGTAACGATAAGCTATTTATAGAATATGTGTGACCCAATTACTCCAGTCACCTTCAGTGAATCAGCCCAATAAGGTTTAACATACAGTGCGTGGTAGTGTGTAGCGTTGTCTGTTTCATCATACGAGTTACCACGTAGTACATCATCAGCTACAAGTAGTGACCAAGCCCACGCTATTTTCTCACGAGGCGTGTCTGACTTACCATCACAGAACCAACTGAATTGACACTTATGCCTACCATTACTGTATCCCTGCTTAACTACACTACATACACTACTTGGGTACTTGTCGCTTTGCACCCTGTTGATTACAACATGGGCTACTGCATACTGACCTGACATAGTGTCACCTCGTGACT